AGCGGACTCATTCGAGTTCGCCTCTACGCTCCACAAGAGGAGAGAGCGCCGAGTAATTTACTTGGTAGATGCTGTGCCTTTCCACGTCTTCCTTCCAGACGCGTTTTTCCCGTTCGAGAACGAGTTTGAAAGCCTTCTTTAGACATCCAGGGTTGTGCGCCCGTTTGCCATAACGGCAAATGGACTTGATATTCCGGGCTGCGTAACGACGTCTTACGTCCGCGTGTGCCAAAATATCATCTAATTTCCGGCCAGACACCAGTCTGTGCTCGGTCTTTAGACGCAATTTTAGGTCTCTTTGTTTTAGGGGTTCAGGTTTACTAAACCTCCCTAGCAGTGAGTCCCTTTCTGCTTGTCTGGCTATCAGCTCAGTTGTCGCTTCTTGGAGAGACATCGTCTGTGAGATCCATTCCTCTCTGGTTAATCGCTCTTGGTCGTAGTCACTCGCACCGTTTTGAACCTGGTTCAAAAGCTGCTTGAGTCTCTGCTTCCGAGTAAGCGTGCAATCCTTGAGGAGTCTGAGATGACGGCGGCGTTTAACGGATATATCATCCGGCCCGCCTGTCGTCTCGAGTCGATCCACTTGGTCGCGAGCGTTCTGCGCTCGTCTCAATTCTCTTTCTGTCTTATGACGGAATGTGAGACGTGCACCTCCAAATACCAGCAGCTTTTTAAGGCTGGTTAGATTGGATTTGCCGCTTCCGAGTCCTCCCAAGCGCAGACTTCCGCCTGTGCCTGCTGCCATGCTCGCCGCCGTCCTTTGGGCGAGTCGTCTAATGAGCGAGTGCGTTCCCCGTGGTGGGTTCCTAAGGATATCATGTACTGACAATCCTTTCTCCTTGTTGATGGCTCGTGCGCCGCATGCTTGGCCGATCCTCATCTCCTGGTAAGACCGTGCACGAGTAACCCCCTTCTGACGGGCGGTCATGTAGACCGACTGTTCGCAGAAGACACCTCGTTCGCCAATGAAGGTTTTCTTATAGTTAACCTTGAGGCGTAGGAGCTCGAGTAACTTGAAGTAGTTTTCTCGCTCCGCACGTGCTGCCAGCGCGATTAGATCGTCACCGCAGGTTCTAAACGCAGAAGTCGCGAGATTGGTCTTCGTGACCATAACTCGCTTCGGAGTGCCTTTCATATATGCGCGAGGAGCCGAGCCTGTTAACTCAACTCCCTTCTTGCGGATCAAATTGATCTCGTGTTCAGCTGCAAAGTTGTTCAAGGTACTCAGAATCGCCCAGGAGAATCCGAGGCCCATTAGGGCCCCGCATTGGATCTTCTTGTGATCTCCATGAATGGAAGACTCAGCGATTTGATTATTGATTATAAACTTCACTGCATTGACATACAATTGCGGCGCTCGGACCCGGTTTAGGAGTCTCGTCATTACGAACTCTGAGAGCTCCCGGCCAATATGGTCGGTTGCCTTACTAAGGTCCGCAGACATGAGCCTCGCGTTCAGGGTCTTTGAAGACAAGTCAACAGATTGCCCCCTTAGTACGTCTGACGTCGTCCTGCCAACTCTCAGCATGGGTAAAACCACACTGTAGATGGATCTGGATGCGTGTACGACATAGAAGGGATGCACTGTAGCACCTCTGTACTTTCCTGTAACGTCTGGTATCATCGCGACTCTGCACTTCTCGTCTTTCTGGTCTGCCCACATTTGGGCGCACTTCTTAAGTGCCCAGAGAGAGAGTGCTGCTCTGTCGCCACGTACTGAATCTCGTTCTTTCGGCATCTGGAACTCCCAATAACTCGCCCCGATCAGCGTAGCTGCTGGGTAGAGTGTTTTGAGCTCCTTCTGTCGGACTGGACGGATTAGCGCCAACGGTGTGTTCTCGATTCGGAGTACCCCTGGTTCAAGTTTCTCAGTGTTCGCGCAGTGACCGAATGTGGCCTCTTCTGAGGACCCACTCGTGTACACTCGCACGTACATCTGATCGACTCTTAAAGTAGAATTATTCTCATCAAAAGTCTTAGACTTCCACTTTTGTTTTGTGGTTTGATGATTCCGCCAGGTACGTATTTCGTCCATCGGGGCTAAGATCATTCTGTCGCTCAGTATATCTGTCCGTCGTACCTGCTTCCAGGTTCGGTTGAACCGAGCTTGGGGCGGTATGACGCCCTCGGCCACCTTTTTAGGTAGCCATCGGGTATCTGAGTGTATGAACTCTTCGAAGCAATCACGAAGTGCATCTAACGCGCCCATTAGGGCGCGGATGTTCATGATAAATCGCTGTTTAAGGAGAATTGATTCCGTTTGGGCTCTCTCGAGGTCCACAGGATCGTCTTTAGTGCTTGACTCCATGACTCTCTTCGCCTCAACCGCAGCGGCCTGCTCATAGAGCTTGGCCGTCTTGGCCGCGTTCGCTTCCGCCCAGTACCCTTTAAGGGTCTTGAGCTGACGCGATGCGGCACACGCCTTGAGTAAGACGAAGTTGATCTGTCGGAGTCCTGCCTTATCGACTGCGTCAATCAACATTTCCACCTCCTTTTTGAGGCGGACCCGGTATCGATAGTAGAACTTCCGCCAAAACAGTGCGCGTTTTATTATATTACGCCTACCGGCCATCACCTTGTGTTGGTCCAGTAATATACCGGTGTCCCTTACCTGGCCTCCTATTCCACGTCCACTAGTTAATGTGGACCTGGCGTGCGGAAGCGGGAAGGGAATTGTTGGCAGTCGAATACGACCTGTGTGATCTTTCCTGATCCCTGTAATTTTAATTCCTCCGATGTACTGATCGAGAGCCGCTAGGACAGCTGGCTCCTGTACGCGCCGTTGGGGCGCGGTAATACGGTCATACACTTCTTTGAGATTCGGCTCACCCTGATCCGGCGCAACAAAGGCACGTTTAAGTCCACTGGCCAAGAAATTGGCCCGTGGCGTCTGCCTGCGTACGCCGCCAGCGTAGCTGTCGTCTCGAATGAAGGACAACCGAGTCCTATCACAGAATGTCTCAACGACTTCTGCGTAATGTGGACCGGTTAGTTTCCAAAGGAATTTGAAGTACCTCCCGATAATTCGTTTATTCGCG